CTTCTTTTTTGTTTGAGGCGGACAAAACTTCCAGGCCTAATTTCTCCGCTACCGGCATTAAGATTGTTGAGAATCCTTTAATAAAATCCTCCTGCAATGTTTTGGTTCTTCCAACAAATCCAACCACCGGCTTTTTGGTCATACTTATCATACTCGTCATACTTTTTTGCTTTGGCTTGAATCTTTCGGTGTCGACTCCATTATGCAAAACAAAAACATCCTGCTTTCTTCCTAGCTTTTTGAGTTTGTGTTCGAGTCTGAATTTGATATCTTCGTTCTGGCAGATGATTCCTGCTTCTTCTTTGTTCGTATTTAGGTGCGCCGTGATTCTATCTTCAGCCAACTCTCCGCCGGTTGTTATGCTGGAGAAACTTATCGACCTTAAGTCTGGCCTGAATCTTAAAAGTTTTTGATGTCGCTTGGAGCTGCACCTGGCCCAAACTAAATCTCCATTCCAATTTTTATATTTATCGAGATCCTTCTTTGCATCTTCAATAATTAAAAATTCATAATTTGGAAGTCTCTTTGTGACCTCCATGACTGTGGTGTGGTAGCACCAATCTGTAGCATCAATATGAACGAGGATTTTTGGCCTTTGTTCTGGTATACCAAAAAATGCAGAGAATTCTTTTTTGTAGCCTGGGATTCTCTTTTCTAAATTTTCAATGAATTTATTCTCTGTGAAGTCGTAGTCTTCTTGGTTTAGGATTCCGGATCCTGTTTTTCCTCTGTCTGACCAACTGCTTGCTTTCTCGTCATAGTAAAAGTTCGACCAATCTCCAAACTCGATATATCGCCTAACTTGTGTTTTGATTTCGCAGAGTGCCAATTGGTCCGAGAACCATTCCTCTTGTCGCTTTTCGCAGTTGGCTCGGTACTCTTTGATTGTTTCCAAATCATTCATCCCAAAAATCTCCGCAGCATAGACAGCCTTTCCAAAATCATTTTCAAAATTTCGCCTCATCAAAATAACCTTAAGGGGTTCCAACATTTCCAGGAGTGACTCGGGTGTTTTGTTAATCATGGCCGTGCAGTCTATCCATAGCAAAGGTTCTCCTAGCCTAATCCAGGCTTTCTCCATAAATTCTCCTTTTAGGTATGTGACTCTGAAGACTTTTTTGTCGTTTGGAGTCTTTTGAATCAGTTGCTTTTTCTCGTTTATGAATTCGACATTTGGGAATTTCTCCTTAAACTTTTTTTGCATCTCCTGGCTAACATTGATTAAAAAAATTAAGCACTTTTCGTCTGTGGATTTGTCCTGGAGGCTAGTTAAAAAGTGATGCAACCAGTTGAGATATGATTCTGTGCTCATGCTTACGATCGCCATATAAAGAGAAACTTGTTGTTATTTATAAATATTCCTAATTCTTCGGGGTGTGCTCGTACCATTCCGCGCAATAGGAGATTATGTTTGCGGATGTTGAGCCGTTAGTTATTCTAAAAATATAAATCCTGTTTCGTCATAAGCATTAACGAAGGATTGTTCAAAATCAATATTACGGCCGGTTCGTGCGCTCTGGATTACTTTCCTTACCATGATATTTTAACAATTCTATTCTATAAAAAATTACCTATTTAAAGCGGAACGAACCTTCTGAACCCAAGTGCCACAGTCAAGATAAAAAGCCATAGCGCTCCGATGATAATTTGGGTTTTTGTTCTGTATTTGCAGTTTTGGTAATAAGTCATTTTGGTTCTGATCTCTTGGATATTGTCAAAGACTACGGCTTCCCTCTGTTTTTTTGGGAGACTCAAGAATTCGTCCCGGTTTAAGTCGATTGGCATAATGTTGCTAACAATGGGTAATAAATAAACGTTACTATCCGCAGATGAGTCTTGGGGATCTTAGAAAGTTTGCAACCTCGTAGGATTCTCTATTATATTCTCCTTCAGATAAATCAACTTTATAAAATTCGCTGCTCTCATCAAAGCAGATTCCCATAAAAGTATCATTGCATTGCATATCGTACTCGTCGGTATGGTCGACTTCTCTGGTTGAAAAAATATAAGAAGGAAAGCAAAGAGACTCGATGATCAATAATGCTATAAGGATTTTTGTGATTGTTTCCATGGACTTACATAGGTTTTCTGTTTAAAAAACCACGCTTTTCGGGTTGTAGGTCTTTTCTTTTGACTTCTCCATGTGCGCAACCGCATTCCCAAGATGAGTCTCTCGTTCTTTGAGGCTAATCATAAAATTCTCTTTTGATATTTTTTTATTTAAATTCTTCAGAAGTTCTAGGTCTTCCCTTAATTCTTGAAGCCTTGCGAGTTTCTCTGGGGTTAGGGAGTTGAGACTATTTAGAAAGTCCTCAGTTATTTTTTGGGCCTGTTTGACTCTGACGATCTCGTCTTCCAAGTCTGTGAGGCTCAGTTCTCTGTTGCTCATTTCCATGTTTAAATTTCTCGATCTGTGCCTATAAGTTCGGTTCCAGATATCGGCGGTACTGCATCTTTGTACTTCTTAGCCAAAAGTTCCTCAACTTCTGCAAGCCACAAAGGTTGCCCAGTGATTGGATTTGCTTTCTTCGTTTCCAAAGAAAGGCCCAAGTTCTCAACACCATATTCGGTGTCGACTTTCACTCGAAGTTGTCCGCCAACTTCTTTAACCTCTAATATTTTTATTTTCATTATACGTCTAGCTCGTGTTTACATTTAATCGTCCCTTGAACCAAGTCTCCATTTGCATTGTCTGTGAATACTCTTGCTCTCCAAAATCCCGGAGCATCTGGATAGGTCCCTCCATTCGAGAGATCAACATCAAAATCTATGGTCTTCCCGGTATTTAATATTGAGTGTTTATTAATCCAAGCCGCACCATTCCAAAAGTCTACATAAATACTGACTTGGGTTGCGTTTATGGATCCAGAATCGGACACCCCATCTCCAATTGCAACATTATGATTATGACTTGCCGCTCCGTAGGATCCGTCATCGTGGCCGTGATTATCTGCCTCATACGATCCGTCAGTATGTCCGTGATTTGCTGCCGAGTATGTTCCGTCGTCGTGATTATGTTTGATTGTTAGTACGTTGAGCGCACCTCTGAGACTTATCGCTCCGGTTTGAGGTCTGACTTGCACGTAGATGTCATGTGTGCTAGACGTCACGGTTCCAACAGCTATTCCTCCGCTTATCGACATTGATGTGTCTCGGAATCCGTCCATATAAGCTGCCCAAACTGATGCTCCGCTTCCAGTTGTGGTAGGGTCGATGTATCCAAAGACGGAATCATTTCCTATTCTAACATCAATATCTTCTGCTCCTCCGGAACTTCCGAGGATAGTCATTTCTGCTACAAGATCTTGATTCAAATAAGAAGAGCCGGGTCTGACAGTTGCAAGCGTGGTCCAGACTCCAGAAGAGCAAGCAACCGTGCTTAATCCATCACTTCCAACTGAGGTATAAGTATAATGTGTCCCTGAATCTCCGCTCACACTTGGAGCAGTTGATGCGCTTGTTCCACTTACATCCGGCTGGGTATTTGCGCTTGTTCCGTTAACAGTTGGGGCCACGTCATCCTCGCTTGCACTTCCAACTCCGCTTCTAAATGGATCCACGTCATAATCAAGCGTGAATGTGTTGACTCTCAAATTTCCAACTTCGTCTTTTATGAATGCTTCTTCGAGGTATGCTTTGACTCTCAATGGTGCCGAACTATTTCCATTAATCATCTCGGAGAATGTTAGGATATTTGTGGTTCCTTGCATGTAAGAACTTGTATCTCTGAATTGTTTTGATAGCTTCATTTGTTCCTGGCCTACCTTGATCAAGGTTTCTGAAAATTCTTTATTGACAACTTCAAAACTCAAAAATTCTCTATTATTTTTTATTCCTCTTTCTACTGCTGTGACTCTCACTTCTTCATCTTCAAGTCCGACATCTTTTGAGTTGATTGTGATCACGTCCCCTGTGCCTATTGTGGAGCTTAGGTCGTTGACGTTGAACAAGTATACCTTAACCGGATCCTTGAATTTTGGGACTAGGATATCCGCCTTTTGGTTTGCCTCACTTACAGACACGGCCGTTGGATCCAAAACTGTCTTAACAATCACTCCGTATGTTGACTGGGAGCCTGCATCTTGGCCGCTAGAAGATTCTGATTTGATTTGATTGGCCCCATCTCCCTTTCCATAAACAATAACATAATTTCCGGTTGGATAAGTTCTTCGATATGAGATGTTGGAAATTTCCAAACCATCGTTTAATGTTGCGACACTCGTTGCACTTCCTCTATGATCAGAAATATCAACCTTCAAAGAGGCCGGATTGGAATCGTCGAAGATTATGTCCTGGCCTGTTTTTGATATCAAATCTCCGCATGCGTTGAGTATGCTGTCAGATTTCTCGAGACGGAAGTCGATATCCAATCCAGTTGCGATTGTTCCTGGGGACCATTCGGAGGCTTCACTTATTGCGCTATTGAAGATTGTCGCGCTAGCAGTTGCAGTCCAAGGAGAATTCGCATAGTTGCCGTTTTCCCTGGCCATCGTGATTTCTTTTCCTGTGAATGTCGCCTTAACAGAACCACCCTGGAATCTTTCAAGAGTGGCCACTTCTCCATATAATTGCTGAACGCCATCACGATAAATTAATAATTTGGATCCTTCTTGGAGTAGAGCTTGATCTGAGCTGTTGAGAGATTCAAATTTAAGGACCCCTTCTCTGATTTGATTTAGTGGATCCACATAAGTAAAATTTTGAGTTTCAATGGTCCCTGTCTTTCCTGCAAGGTTCTCAATATCAATTCTATAAACCATTATGCACTATGCCCATCTCGGAACTTCTTTGTTAGAGTCCCAGTTGTGTTTGTTGCGGTGACCGTTGATATGTTTGCGGCCGCATCCAATTTGAGAAGTCCGGTTGTTTTAGTTGTTACGATTGTTGGGCTTGTGTAGGATGCATTGTTGTCAACTTCTATCACTCCGAATTTAGAGATGTTCAATCCGCTTCCAGATTCGATCATCTTCACGAAGGAATATCTGAAGTATGTGTTTCCGACAAGGTCCGCCTCTTTGATTGTGATTTCATTTCCAAGAGCATCCGCCAAAACAATATCCCCAGCCCCATCATGCTGGCCTGTTATCTCTGTGACGAATGTTGTTATGTTCCCTGCATTAACTCCAGTTATCCTTTCAGTATCTCCGAAGAGTATTGCTAGGACTGTTTGGAAAGTTGCAACATAATCTACGAAGTTTGTTCGACCTCCGGAGTGTGTCTTTTTGCATTGACTAAGCATTCCCAAATAATATCTATCAGAAGTAAAATAAAGCCTTTGAAGTTCATTTGAGAATTGGAATTTTGACAGGCTCTCGTAGTCTGTGTTTCTAGTGGATCCGGAGAAGTGCCCGGACAAAACTACCAGCTTTGCGTTGTTTCCTCCTCCGCTTACAACCATGTGATGGTTCTTGTATGGGATTGGGAAATATGTGTTGTTAGTATCGATTGGATCGTCGAAGCTATTTGGGTTATGTGGGAACGAGAATGTTCCAGTCTCATCATTGAATTCTATTGATACTGCCATCAGAAATAAACAACTTGTGAGTCTGCGCCCCCCATCGCCATATCTTTTTGGGTTCTTTCTCTGTTTAAATATTGAAGCATTGCCGCACTTGATTCTTCATCTGTTAGTTTTCTTCCGAACGTGGGGTTTCCCATAATGCCACCGATGAAAAACTCTAGGAAGGATTGACTTGTGTCTTCTCCTCTGGCTTCAGACAAGTAAGTGTCAAAAACTTGGCCCAATAATGCTGTAGATAAACCAAGCCCTCCAACCGATCCGAACTTTGCTCCGGTTCCTACTGCCGTTGGTAGTGCTCCCCCTTCAGCCGCAGCAGTTGCACCTCCAGCCCCTGGTATTGGTATCTTTTTGATTAAATTAATAAATTTAGAAACTGCCTTGTAAGCCACACCACCAACACCCAAAGCAGCAACGCTATTGACAATTCCACCGAATAAATCTGGATTCTGTTGTGCCCATCCGGATAAGTCCGTCATCCATCCTGCGGCCGTCTCGAATGCCGGCGCAAGAGACTCTCCGATTGCCATTGATAATTCCAATCCTGCGACTTTCATTTGCGCCATGGATCCTGCGACTGCCGGGGCATTTTTTGCTATTGAGAATAATCCAACTCCTGCGGCCGCAACCCCAACAAAACTTGCGGAGATCCCTTTCGCACTTGATTCTGTTCTGACCATGTCTGAGTTTAGAGAATCGAATTTGTCTCCAAGTTGATCAATTGAAGAATTAAGACTTCGAACTGAGTCCTGGATTGACTGAGTATCCATCTTCGCGCCGATTGTTAGTTGACCCTCTACAATATTCCCATCTCCTTCATTAGTTGGTTTTTGTTTTGGATGCTAATTTGTTTTTGATTCTTTGCCATTTTCATTTGTTTGATGAATCTGAAATCTGCGGATTGGTTTTGTCTCCATTCGGTTGGACTGATTCCTTTCTCGTATGATTCGTACATATCTAAAAACAGAAGTTCTCGTGGGTCCTCAATGCCTATAACTCCGTCCTGTGAAATCAAAATCTTATTTATAAGTTTTTTTTTACAGAGTCATCTTGGAATTCCACTTTATTGATTCCTGTCATTAGTTTACCCATCAAATCTGAACTCAACTTGCATAAAAATTCTTCTCTTTTCTTAGCTGGCAGATCCTTAAATTCTGAATCAATCATCAGTATCTTTTTGACATGCTCTTTTGAATATGGAGCCTCTAAAATATTTCTTAATTTGCACTTGTTTAACTTTCCAAAATTTTGCCTAGTTGTTTGGACCATTTTCCCTTCGACCTCTGCATCGACTATCTCCATGTAGTCTGGGGCCCAGTCTAGCTCATCCGAGTTGCTTACTTTCTTATATCTAAAAGTCCGGCCATCAACAACTACGTCAACTATCTCTCCGGCTTCCAAATTAAAATCAGAAAAATCAGTAGGAGAATCCATCTTCGCCTGTTATCGTGAGATTAAGTGGAACGCCAACCAAGTCAATCGGGGAAACGCCTTGCATGTTTGTCGCGCCTATTGGGGCCGTGCTTAGTCTCATACTATTTAGTTGAAAAGAAATAAAATTGTGAGTATCAACTTGCAGCTTGATTATGTTGCTCCCTGCCAGAACTGTGCCGTTATCCCAATCATCAAAAAAACTACTATCACTAGGATTAATGTTCATCGTCATTCCGTATCTTTTTAGTGTGCAGATTGGTTCTCCCAACTCACGATCGAGTGTGTAGTTGCAGTATCTTGAATCGTCTTCGTTTATTCCGTTGTTGCATCTTATCTCTCCGGAATTAACCTCAACAACCTCTCCGCCTTCGTATGTGAATGTTTGGTTGAAGAATCTGTATGCAGTTGCTGTTGGGTATGCGATTGTTGTGATTGCGGTCCCTTTGCTATATCCACTTGCAACACACTCAGCCTCAACCGTTACGAATCCGTCCGTTGGTCCGGTTCCTTTCTGCCATGCGAATCTCCAGGACTTGATTGTGCATCCTGTCAGAGTGATCACTTCATTGGTTGCCAATCTTTTGGCCCATTCATATTGGAAAGTTTTGACTGGGTTGTCTATAGTCCACACGTGCTCGTTGTAGGTAGTTTTGTCGACGTTCGTAACATCTGGATGAGTTGAATATTTTATGAAAGAAAAATTGTAAGGTGTGAATTTTAGGGTGAAGTTTAACTTAAGTGCGCCTTGCTCCATGTCTTTAACTTCTGCATTGTCTCCTCCGTTGTTTAGGATCTCTTGCCAGTTCTGATCGAAGTCCGGAGTGAAGATTGTGTTGTAACCTACGATTTCCCCATCGTCGACCATAGTGTTCGTTCCAAGATTCTTAAAACCGCCTTGCTCCTCTACCCATGCATTCTGTTCTCTCGAGCCTACATCATATTCACTCATATTTCTATTTCTCCCTCATTTGTACTATCGAACTCGAGTATAAATAATTTATGATGGGCCTGGTATTCTTCATCGAACGGCAAGTCCCTGTCTGATGTTGGGATTCTTAGAGAATAACCGTAACAATGCAACTTATCCTCGTTGTCAGATAGGTTCTTTTTGGCCTTGCTTATGAGGTAATCTGCCAGCTTGTCATTAGACCACTTGAATCCGTTTGGGTCTGTGTAGATAAAATCACGCTTTACCCAGAAGTCTAATTGGAGCGCGATTGATTCTTCCATTGGTGCTTTGTAGTTTCCGAATCTAGTTGCAGCTCCAGCGATCTTCAAAACACTAATCCTGGGGAACGATGTTGCCGATAGTTTAGTGTTTGATTTGTCCGGATAGATCCAACCATTTCCCTGCTTGTAATTAACAACAACTTCTCCGGCTGCCGCGGTTGGTAATAGGATTTTGAAGTTCTGCCAATCGTAGAAGTAATCTTTCCATTTCTCCTGGGCCACTCCTCCAATTGTTAGGCTGGTTATGACTTGTGGGCTTCCGGTTGTGGCTGTTAGAGTATAAGAAGTTGCTCCGGCCGATAGGGTTTCGGAGTTTGTTGATTCTCTAGAAGTTCTCGGGTCCGTCATGACCTCTCTGAGTAAGTCTGCAATAATCACTTTGGGGTTTAATGTGTAGTTCGTCATCTTGACTGGAATTAACTCCTCTTGGAGTATGCTCATAATTAATCTATAATCTTTAAATAGTTATCTCTTGGTTTCATCCTGGAAGAATTTTGGAACCCAAATCTTTCTAACTTCTAAAAAAGCCGGGTACATGAACGGATGAGCATCGGTTCCAAATTTTGCGATCTTCTTTGCTACTGGGTACGCCGCATTTTCATCCCCTAGCTTCAGCCTGGCCCAATCCTTCAAATCGTTGGGGTTTACTCTGTGGGGTTTTGTTCCAAACTCAACCGCTTCCGAATGTTGCGCCTGGGAAATGATTTGGTATTCTGTTGCTCCGTATTGCTTTGGGAAGAAGTCTATCTTCTGCGCGAGTTCGTCCGTGGCCCCCCTGGGCGCGTTCTGGACTGCCAATGCATGAATCTTCAAAACAGCCTTAAATAAAACATTCTTAAAAATACCCTGGACCTTCTCCTCATCCAAATTAAACTCTACTTCGAATGCCATACTACTCTGATCCAGTCAGACTTATATTTCTTACGACTCCGATCGAATAAACATTCGGATATTGCGCCGTGATTTTATCCATGTGCCATTCGACATTGTCGCTCCTAATAATAGAATCTCCTTCGATTAGGTCCTGGTCCACATCAAAATAAACCTTCAGATTTCCTGGAACCGCCAAACCCATCTCATGAATTTTTAAGTCCTTCGCGGTGATGTTTCCGAAAACAACCTTTATTTCTAAGTCGACATAAGTTTGAGAAGTCATTCCGCCCATTCCGTCGTTCACATCAGTATACCTTCTCCTGGTTACGGTTTCGCCTTGTTTTAAGATAGGGTTATTCTTGAAACTTGTTTTGTTTCCGATTGTCATTAAGCATACCTCAGATTTTGCATTTTGTCTGCAACCCCAGTCTGTTCTGTTAGCCTTTTTATCTCGGCACTCAACATCTTAACCGTTTCTCGAAGGTTCGTGTATGGCTCTCCTAGTGCTTCGTTGTACTCTCCTAAACTCCAAGACGTAACGTCATTGTAGGATCCCCCGGTAATATGAACGAAGATCTTAATTGCGGAGAGGTATTTGCAGAGTTGTTCGATTGCGGTTGGGATATTGGACTGGCCGTAGGATCCGCTCACTCTGATGTCCTGGTAGTTGTACGGTGTTTGAATAGTTGGATAAACGAATAATTTAATACGGCCCATGGGGATGACTTGGTAATCGAACCCTTCAGTTCTTTCATTCCATTCGTATTCGCCGCTTTCGTCTGGTGTGATGCTTGTTCTGAATTCAACCTTAATGTCGGAGACTCCCCTATGATCTAAAATTATATTATGCCTAACTGAAAGATACTTTGAGTCGAGTGTTTCTTCGAATGTTTCTGTCCGGCCGTAGACTCGTTTGGTTGCTTGGTCGAGGTTCTTTGAGACGTCATAGATCCAATCGTAGATGTCGTTTGTTGTGATTGAATCTGGAAGGGTTGCTGTGGTTAGTCCGGCCGCTCTCAGGACATCTTTTGGGTCTGTGTATATATATCTTGCTTGACCTTGGTTTGGTTCAGAATAATCCGTCGTTTTGGTTGCATCGTCATTTGTGAATCTTATTTTATAAAAATCCGTTGAGATTCCGTTTGCATCGTAGTAAGTAAAATCAGAAATTACCAGAGTCGTAATCTTTGAATAGACTCCTGTTTCGGTGCTAGACTTATGAACTTCTGTTTTCGTCCATGTTGAGTCGGATGGACTTTCCTGCCATAATATTAAATTTCCCATTGTTTTTTTATAGTGTTTGAATTAATTAAATGTTTCTATTGATTTAATTGTTGGAGTTATGTTCTCGGAAACCTTGATTGTGGGGACTATGTTTTCAGACATCTTAATTGTTGGTTTAAAAGTGTCAGTTATTCTTATAGTTGCATTAGAGGTCTTCTCGAATAATATCCGAAATAAAACTCTGGCATCTCCGGTTTTTTGGATTTGGTTATCGTTTATCTTAATCCTTGCAGTTGCGGTTTTGTCGATTTGGCTTTGAATTTTTATTCTAGAGTTGGCTGTTTTTTGGATTTGGCTTTGGATTAATATTCTAGCATCGGAGTTTTTGTCGATTTGATTTTGAATTAAGATTCTTGCAGTTGAGGTTTTATCGAAAGAGTCTTGGATTAGAATCCTGGAGTTGGCTGTTTTGTTAAGTTCGTTATTGTTGATTTGAATTCTAACATCGGAGTTTTTAATAAATGAGTTAATAGATCGAATATAGGCAGTTCCATTTTTTGTGAATTCTGTGTTGTTGATTTGAATACTTGCAGTTGCGTCATAGACTTGCTCAGTATCATTAACTTGTACTCTAGAGGTTCCGGTTTTTGTGAAGGAATCTTGTGTTTGAATTCTAGCATCGGAGTTTTTAATAAAGGAGTCTTGGAATACAATTATGGAGTTTGCTGTTTTATTGAATTGGTTGTCTATGATTTTTATCCTTGCAGTTGCGGTTTTGTCGATTTGGCTTTGAATTTTTATTCTAGAGTTGGCTGTTTTGGTGAAGGAGTCTTGGATTAGGATTCTGGCTTTGGCTTCTTTAGTGAATTGACTTTGAATTAAGATTCTTGAGTTGGCTGTTTTGGTGAAGGAGTCTTGGATTAGGATTCTGGCGTTGGAGTTTTTATTGAATTGGTTATTGTTGATTTTTATTCTAGAGTTGGCGGTTTTGTTTATTTGACTTTGGATTAGAATCCTTGCTATTGAATCCTTTGTGAATTGATTGCCTTGTATCTCTATACTTGAATTTCCTGTCTTGGTGAATTCTGTGTTGTTTATTTCTATTCTTGAGTTGGCGGTTTTGTTGAAAGAATCTTGTGTTTGGATTCTGGAGTTTGCTGTTTTATTGAAGGAGTGTTGTAATATAATTAATGCAGTTCCATTTTTTGTGAATTCTGTATTGTTGATTTTTATTCTAGAGTTGGCGGTTTTGTTGAATAATAGTTGCCTTTGAATTCTTGCATTTGCTGGTTTTGTGAATGTTATTGGGGCTTTGACTGCCGTGAAAGTTCCGTCTGCTGTGAATGTATGAACAGTATTTGAGCCATCAGTTGTGATTGTTCCACCTGTGCAATCTCCAAAGTCAGCCGTAACATATGAAATAATAACAATACCAGAACCACCAGATGCACCAACATCTCCTGCTCCACTACCACCTCCTCCACCTCCGGTGTTTGCAGTTCCAGCTGTCCCAACATCTGAACTTCCGTCTCCGCCTCCGCCTAAACCACCACTACCGACAGTCCCTGAACTGTACATTCCTCCACCTCCACCTCCGCCATAATAAGTAGATGTTCCGCTTATCGGATTTGAAAATCCATCCCCACCATCTCCTGACACAGAAGCAGTCGCATCAGAACCATTTTGACTTCCTCCTCCGCCTCCGCCTGTTGGATATGGGAAACTATCATATATGCACTTTCCACCATCAGCACCCTGAGAACCTGTTCCACCTATTGCTGAAGAGTTGGTACTACCTGCTCCTCCCCCACAACCGCCATTTATTCCACTAGTATATCTATTACCTCCTCCTCCTCCTCCGGTTGTGGATATAAAAGGAAAAGTACTATTACCACCTGCAGACCCACTAGTTCCACCAGTTCCTCCGGCCCCTCCATCCCCAACAACAACAGAGTATGCTTGTGCGATTACTGATAATGCCGAGTTGAATGATAAACCACCAGCCCCACCTCCTCCTCCGCCATTTGCTCCTCCACCTCCGCCTCCAGCGACAACTAATGCCTTTATTGTTCCGATGAAACTTGGAATTTGGATTCTGGCATTTGCATCATAAACTTGGGTGTTATCGTCTATCTTTATTCTAGCTGTTGCGGTTTTGTCGATTTGGCTTTGAATTTTTATTCTAGAGTTGGCTGTTTTGGTGAAGGAGTCTTGGATTAGGATTCTTGAGTTTCCTGTTTTTGTGAAGGAGGCAGATGTTGAGAATGGATAAGCCAAACCATCTCCAGAATTATAAAGTTCCCCTACTTCTGTTGAGTTTAATTCTCTTGACCATATACCTACTTCGTCGATTAAACCATTAAAACCAAAACTCGCAGTCGGTTGTGCGATTCCCATACTTAAACTTCCTGCTGTTGTCCAGATACTAGAAGTTATTGTATTTTTTAATACCCCATCGTTATAAACATAAGAATTAGTCCCATCGTTAGTTATTACTGTGTGATGCCAATCATTATCATTCCATAAAATAGAGCTTAATTCGTTATCTGTTGAACCAATTTTTAACCTCATATAATTACTGTTTGAATATCTTGCAAATTGGAACCCCGTAGTATCACTAGTTCCTTGTCCTATTAGACTCCTCCAAGTAGTTCCTCCAATCCAACTATCTACTTTCCACCAAAAAGAAAGACTTTTTATATTAGAACTTAAGGTAGTAGTAACTTTGTCATCGACTCCATCAAAATCAAAAGCACTATTTATCTTCCCACTAGCATCATATAAATTAGCTGTGTTCGTTGAGGCTGTCCCATCGTTAGAACCATGAGCATCATCAACAGTCGTACTAGCTGCGTTCTCGTCTAACTTATAATAAGCAATAAGGTTGTCTGTTAACGCCATTATTCAGTCTTTAATTCGTGACCTTCATCTGTGACAAATGCAAATCTCTTGACGTTCTTTCCGTAAACATCTGCTTGCCATCCTATTCCATAGCCGACAGATTCTTCAGATCGCAATCCGGTCATCCGATATGAGACTCTTTTTCGATTAAAATTAATCCAACGAAGGTTGTTGATGTTTAGTTTAGCCTTCGTTTGCTCATCGAGGTTTAACTCGACAATGTTTCCATCGATTATAATTTCTCCTGTCTCTAGATTAATGTGTACATTTTTTCCTTTAGACTTGACTGAGAATGATTTTATTTCTTCGGTTTTTTTGTTGAGAAAGTTTTTGTTAAAGTCTCCAATGCTGAGGGTCTTATCCGCATCAAAGTTGAGTTCTTTTTCTTGGCCGTTTTCTTTGTATTTTATTTGTCGCATTATTTCATTGTATTGAATTAATTAACAATCTATAGAATCAACTCTTTAAATACTTTTCAGGCTGATGTTTTCTGTGCCATTTCATGTGACAAGACCTACACCGCATCTCGAGGTTTGTTAATTCGTTATTGAAGTGGTCGCCGTCCTTGTGATGAACGCAGAGTCCATGGGTCCTTTTGCATTTGACACAGACTTGCTTTAGGTTCGCAAATGCCATCTTTCGATACTCTCTCTCATGCCATCCTATTCCGGACTTTCTTTGGGCTAGAGATATCTTTAAAATTGTTTCCTCCGAATGAGAATGTCCAAGCATGTTTTTGTTTCCACGCATTGATTTTGAAATATTTTTTTTATGTTCTTCTGTTTTGTTCTTCCAAGGATTCAAATCATTAATCTTTTGAGATTGAGATAGTGTTCGAGCAGGAATGCCTAATCTTCGCATTTCTTTTTTAACCTTGTCTTGATTCCAACCCAACTCTCTAGCAATTGCTCTTTGAGATTTAGTTTGGTTCCAGTATAAGTCATATAATTTTTCCTTCATGGAAGAATAAGGATTCTTTTCTTTTTAAAAGTTTCGTCGTATTAAATGTCTTTACGACTCATCATATTGGATCGAAAGTGTTTGTGTTCCGATATCCCCTGGGGTTGTCACGGCATCCGTAGCATTAAGTTGGATTACTAGGAAGTCAGTCTTGTCTCCGTCAGTATCGATTCCGCCTGCGGGTGTGATGTCGATTGCAGTTCCTTCTGTTATTGGCATTGCAGTCGTAGCAACACTCGAGTTCGTGTTAACTGGAGTTACTCCGGTGGCTGTCTCTCCAACGGATAGTGTGATTCCTGCATCAGAGAAAGTTCCGGCAGATTTCCAAGCTAGTACATTTGTGATTGCGTTGAAGGTTCCAGTAAATTCAACCTTTAACCATCGCTCGTAAGAATAAGCTGTCCCGCTTGCTAGAATTGTGATTGGTGCAGCCTGATAAGCTGAGCCTGTTGTATCGTAGGCATCAGTGCTCATTAAGTTCCAGTTTGTCGCATCGCCAGCTGGTGCTTCTGTTCCGGCGTCTGTTCCGGTGTATACTTTTAAGTTATGTCCTGCTGCCATTTTATTTTTGTGTTGAGTTTAACCACTCCTGGTTGAGTATCTCCTCCGAGTGAAACTTAAAATAAAAAAAATTAAGTTTAGGTGTTTCAAACCTTACGAGGACGCACTTATTGCCGTAGCAATATTGTACGAAATAGCGATTGCATCAGTATGACGAGCTTGGAATCCGAAGTCTTCAATTAGCAATAACTGAACACGGTCGAATCTTGGATCATCCCATTTCTTAATCTTAAGAGTACGGGACATCTTTGCTGGTACACCTATAAACACTTCATCAGCATTAAACATAATGCATTCTGTCTGTGTTTCAGTAACTTCATCAACTACACCACTTGCGTTCAAGTTCTCTTGTACGTAGTTCGATTCTATGAATTGAACTCCGAAGATTGGTGGAATCTCGCCTTTGAATATTGTCGCATCGCCCTGGTACTTTTCCCAGGTTTGGATTTGTTCAATATTTCGTCTGGCTTGATCGCCCACAGAAGTGGATCCAATCATTACGCAACGGTTCTTTCGTCCTTGTGCATATCGTCCCAATGACTTCAACAGCTTGGAGACAATTGTCTCATCAAACTCAGCGTTCGAAGCATCGACTCCAGTTGCACTTGCGAGTTTTCTCAAACCCTTAAATGCTTTCCTTACATCAGTTGCAACTGTTACGTCGCTGTCCTGATGCGTAGTGGAATCGTCTCCGTTAATGATAGCGTTGATTTCCGCTTCCATTACTGAGTTGATCATATCTTCTTTCAAGATAGTCTCAATCTGCTCACTAGCGTTGTACTCCAGAAACTTATTGTCGATCATCAAGTTGATGCTCAACGTTTTCAATTCAATCTCACGCTCATCCGTAGATGATGCTGTGTCTTGAACTGGCAACTGAGTTGACGGATCTGTAGTGGCTATCGAAGCACCGATGTAACTCGTGCTCCATCTAGTCGTGAATGAGGGAATCTTCATCTTTAGGCTCGTCATAGTCATCGTTGGGATTACCTGTCTATGCCATGACCTTTCGAAGATTTCTCGAATTATATCCGCAGACCACTTGGTCGGAATAAATTCTTCACCGCTATTTGTTGTGTCATATGTCAATGCTTTCTGGAAAAAGTTTTCGCTAGATGCATCGTCGTTAGAATCTGCAAGAACACTTAAGCTCTTGTAATATTCACCGCCGATTTTTGCTTTTTTCAACATTTTTTTTGACCTTCAATTTAGTTCCTCAAGTAGTCCAAGAACGGAGTCCCTGATTTCGCTTGAGTTTTTTCTGCTGGGACTGGAGTTGCTGGTTCCTGTTCCGTTTTCTTTGATTTTCTAATTGCCTTCTCTGATTCTGATGGTAAGGACTTTTTAAATTCTGCAAGTTTGCTCTCTAGCTTTTCGTTCTTTGCTTTCTCATCTTCGAATGCTTTCTTATAATCAGTCTTATCTTCGTCTTCAGCCTTTTCATCAACTGCCTTCTCCGGGATTACTTCATCTTCAGCCTTTTTCTCGTTTGGATCTTCTTCCGCATCGCCCTCATCAGCAACTTCGGTTCCTGCATCTTCTCCATCAACATCTTCAACAGACTTCTTAATTGGTTTATCTTTCTTAGAATCCTTTTTGCCTACTAGATCTTGATTAACATTCTTGTCGGCTTCATCAACTTGTTCTTTCTTAACCATCTTCAATGCTTCGTCTTCGGATTTACCGTCAGCAACCGCCTTATCAAAAGCCTTTTTCTGAGAATCGTTCAAGTCTTCTTTCTTAACCATGGTTTTATCTTGGGATTTATTGTATTTAAAGTTTTCTCCATCTGCGGATTTCTTAATCTTTAGTTTATTCTCAGCATCTTCATATCTTCCCATAGATTCTTTCATTAATTTTTGCTTTTGTCCGATGTCGATTTTGTTGGCTGCGAAGTCTGTCATTATTTGGTTTACTTCACTTCCCCATTTCTTATGAAGTTCCTGGACCTTGCCTTCTATTTCTTCTGAGTGATTTCCTTGGCCTGTGCCTTTCTTAGGTCCGCTTCCTGGTCCGCCCTTTTTAATTTCCTTACCTTTCATGAAAGACCTTGGATCCCTCTCTTTAAGTATTTTTCTGGCCTTTTGGAAGGCTCCCATCATCATCGAGGCTCCATTGATTGGTATGCTCGTCAGACTCACTTCGGTTGCGGTGGCCTTTTTAGCAACGGTGATTGTCATGTCGTTTGCTTCGTCGTAGTAGGATTCGACTTCTAAAAATGAGCCTCCCATTGAGAGTCCGTCTAGGGATCCGTTTAGGATGCTCTGCCATATCTCATAAGACCTTTGATGGTCCTCGTTAAGTTTTGCGAGAATCATGAGTCCTTTCGAGTCTGTAGCCGTTGCAACAATTATCCCGGATGCAATGTCTGAGTAATCGTGATTTAAGAATATTTTATTGTACGGCGCGCTTGTTAATCCTGGGGCTAGTTCTTCGAGTGTCTCGATTGGAAAGAGATCCCCTTGCATGTCTACTTTTTCAACATTGGCATAACCCCAAAAATATTTCCCCGATTCTAGGTTAAGTTCTTTGAATTGTTCCGGCATTGATTCGTAGCCTAGGTTCTGGGTTTGTAGCTTATCCTCGTCGTCATTCAGTTGGAAACTCTTCCTTAATTTGAGAGGCATGTTAAATTTACACTCTCCGTTGGCCATAACAAGTATTTGATTCATGATTATTCTAGTTTTCTGATTTATATAAATCTTACTCCTAGATTAAAATGTGGGCTGGTTCCAAGCACACTTAGTCGTAGCCGACCACGACACCCACTTCCCAGTCTTTCCCAGTGGATAGACCGGTAAGGTTAGCATTCTGAACCCTAAATTTAGCCGATGCAAACAGCAGGGAATCGAACTCTGCACCTCAAGATATAAATACCTTACGCCCTTGCCTTTGGACTATGCTTGCTATCTAAATAAAAAATAATTATACTATGGTCTTAACCAAGCTGTGTTCTTAGTTCAGATATCATCTCTGCTCTATTTCTAATTACTTCAAAACAATCTTCTAATCTTCTCTCAATTTCATCAAGTTTTGTCATAGATTGTTTTTCTACACCTTCTTCAGAATCTGTTTTTGTTTCTACTATATTAAAAAAAGCATGGTGCATTCCCCTAACTTCTCGAGATTCTGCAGTTATTCTTCCTAGAAGATCTACCGCCTTTCTTATAGTCTCTTCAATTCTAGCAGCAACGCATGGTTCCGGACACTTATCATCTTCATCCATTTTTTACCTCCATTTTATTTAGTTTGTTTCCTATCTAAACAACAACTCTTTTCTTTTTAAAATCTCCTATTCCATGGTGAAAGTCAAAACGTCTCTGTCATTAGGCATAAATGGCGGGGCTAATCCGGAGTAGACTTTGTTTTTGTAGGTGATTTTGAATATTTTGTCGAGGCCGATTGCTTTCTCTGGGGTTCCGTATTTGGCTCCGAACTTCTTGGATTGCTCGCTTGTTCGATTGTCGTTTGTGATGACTAGGTACTTTTTGACTGGGGCTTTGGATCCCTGCATTGCGTTAAGGCTCCCCATATTGTTGGCTCGGTTCATCTCGGTTCGAACTAGGGTCTTGGTGTGGCCCTTTGCGGAGTCTCGGATTTTGTCTAGGGCCTTTTTGATGTCGGTTGCGGATTGGTTGTTAATGAATCCCACCTCTAGCACTCGCTTGATGTTTGCCAGTTCTCGGTCTGTGCTTGTTTTGACTTGGTCCAAATTGTAATCCCTTAAGAATGTTATTTCGTCTTGGTTTGGTTGGAATGCTTTCCCGATCTTCTTTGACACCTTTTGTCCGGCATCAATGTATTGGCTTTGAACGAATGTCGCGAATGCAACCCCCATCCCGGATTGACTAAACATCCTATCCATCTGGCTCATCAAATCATCCGTCACAGCTTTCTGAAACTTTCCGTTTCTCTTTTCTAGATCAACTTTTTTTTTAGCGAGACTTATTGCCTCATCGTAGAATTTGTTTAATGGACTGAGAACCTCAGCCTCTTTTTTTAGGCTTACTACTGGAGATTTTACGTTTTTTTTTACGACTTTTTTTAAGGATTTTTCAATCTTTCGTTCGGTTGGTTCTTCAACTGGTGCTTCGGTTTCTCCGGTTGGATTTGCATCGGACCATATCTCATCCGCGCCTGGGTATTCGGCTGGATCGAACTCTGGGTATCCGATTTGGACTCGGGCCTCGTTTAGTGTGACTAGCCCCTTCATCTTATTAACAATGTTCAGTTCCCTTTCCTCGTCTCGCTTGCTCGCCTTCTTACAAACAAACTTAATCTTATCAAATCCTAATCTAGGAAGTAATTCTGTGTTTGTCTTGTAGGCATGAGAGTTTTGTTTTGCTATCACTCGCCTGTCATAGGCCTGGAGCTGCACGTCTGAATTTGCTTTGTTCGAGTCCCCTGGCAAACTCATCATAATTGGCGGAACGCCCAACCCGATTAAAATTTCGTTTCGACATTCGATGTATCCCTTTTGGAAGTCGACATCTTTCTGGTTTAGGAAACTCTCGTATTTGATGTTGGTCCCTCTCAAGAATAAATCTTTTTGAGGATCGTTCTTTCCTTCAATGATTAGTTCGACATTGTCGTTGTACATATCTTCAGACATATCCCCTGGAAAAGTCCACACCCCTCTTGGCTTGTGGTTTTGGAAAATTGCCCCATTGTATTTCTCGATGAACTTTCTGATTGCTCCGGAGTAGAGGATTGTTGAAACTAAACTCAGGCCGTAGTCCCTATCTCCAAATGCATTAAATCTATAATGAATAATATCGCTTGGTTCTAATCTCGCTACAGTTTTGCCATCGAGTTTCTGGACGTACTTGTCTACCTCTCCGGTTTTTTTGTTTTTAATTTCGATGGATGGTGTTTCAATAATGTACGAATCAAACTTAAGGACTCCTTCGTTTAGAAATGTTTGGACCTCCTGATATGCGTCATCATAAACTCCCAAGCATAGTTGGATATTTCTCCACTTCTCCATGTAGTTGTCTCGGTAGAATAATTCTTCGGCATCTTTCTTTTGCTGTTCTGCTTCTGGAGTATCTTCCAACAATTCGAAGTCATACCCGGCGCACACATTATCGACATCGGTTTGGATCGCTGCCCTAATCACCGCATCACTAAAAAAATAATCTCTGAGCATTATCTGGTTGACTTTGTAATCTGGTTTTTTCGAGGAGTCTGATTTCTTCCCGGCTTTTGTAACTTCTGGGGTTGCCGTGTCTACGTAGTTTTTTAGGAAATTTCGGGCCGTTTTCTTAAAAAATCCTTCATTCTTTGGCTTTTCTTCATTTTTTTCCATGATATATTGAGTTTTCTTTAAATTAAATACCTTTCGGAACAATCCACTTCATTCTTGTGTATTTCTTTGAGCATCTGGTTGAGCATGTTTTGGCGTTCCTTGGTCTGATTCCTACCGGGATTCTGTTGTGTCTTCGGCTTTTTGAAACATAATATTTCCTTCCGCATCCTGGAATTATGCAAACTCTTTCCTCATAAACTTTTCTTAATTTCTTAGGATCCGTTATCATCCGGACCTCACGCTAAACCCGGACTTGTTTAGTTCGAACTGCATCCTGATCATAACCGCATCGGAATAATCTGGGGACCTTCCAAGTGATTTCTTAATTTCATCTTTTCCTACAATGTCTTGCACTAGGTCGTTGTCCGGGTCCTTGGATTTTAGGTGGCATAAATCTTCGACTAGGCCTTCTTTTATTTCTGGGCTAATTTCCTTAAAGATTGAGATTCTTCCGAGGTTGATGTAGTCTGCTAATCTGTAGTAGCATTGGGCTTTTAGGTTTCGGTAGTTTTGAAGTTTGTCTTTCTTTTCTTGCTCGGTTCGGATTGGACTAGAGTTGTTTACGAATCCCTTGATGCCTGGATAAAAGTCTTTGACTCCCCCACCAACCCCATCTTCATCAACTTGGATGTTCGATGTTGGGACTTGCCACTTACTTGCTAATTGATAGAGTATGTCCCGGACTTCTTTGACGCTCGTCTTGGGATATTTCCACGCTCCAATAATATGGAATCCCTGCCATAATAAAACAACCGTCAAGTCATCTCCAAATCTAGCCGGATCACAAGTTATGTATCTGGCCTTGTTTATTCGTGGCGCGCTGGTGAACATATCGTCCATTTTATCTCGGTCGATTAGCAATGCTGGGTCGTCATCATACTCCCAATCTCCAAACATCAACCGAGCTTTTTTTGCCTTGTCCTTAATCTCCGACAATGACTCTCCATAAGATTCTGCGGTATGAGGATTGTCTAGGTATAGTGATTGTAGGAAGACTCTGCTTTCTGGGAGAGTTCCTTCTTTCCATGGTTTATAATATTCGTAATAGGCCCAATGTCGTTTCGGGTTGCAAGTCATCAGTAATTTTGGGAAGATGTTATATTCTTTGTTCATGTGCCGGTTGATTCGGGATTTGAGTGTGTCGTATGCTCCGAAGTTCTGCTCACCTATCTCCTCTAGCCAACCGGACGTATACTCCGAACTTCCAAATCTTTCGTAGAGTGGGTCGCTTGGTAAGTAGGCCACATCTAGAAGGTCAATTGTGGATCCGTTGTAAAAGTGAATAACGTGGTACTTCCCATCGAACCACCAATCGATTCCGTTCTTTAGGTTGTGGGCTTTGCAGAATTTTAAAAATGTGATGTAGGTTGTCATCATCAAACGCTTCAGTTCATTCCTTCCGATAAACATTCTAATCTCTGGATAAGCCAAGCACATCCCGACTTCCCAAGCCACACCCAAATAAGATTTCCCCCCTCCGGCTCCTCCGCCGAATAAAAGGAATCTTGTTATTCTGTCGTTAAGATACTTAAGTGCAGTGCTTTGTCTTGGGGTGGCGATGAAGTCTTTCATATTTTTATATTTTTGATTGTGAATCCCCACAAGCATTGGGGAAATAATAATAACTTACTCTGATACTGGTTTAATTCTTTGCCTTAGTCTTCTCGTGCTGGATGCTTTTATCAATTTTAAACTGTTCAAGATTTTCCATCACTTTTATGATAGCTTGTAGGTCGACTTTTGTAAGAACCTTCCCGCCTGGATTATAGCATAGATGCAACTTTGGTTCCAAGCTATCATAACCAGTATTATTCTCATCCTTATTCATAAAATGTATCTGGCCTATCAAATTTGGATTTCCATCTTCTGTCTTAAACGATTTCCAATGCTTGCTGTCTTCTACTTCTACGAATGGTAGATTAGAACTTTCAATCATATCAATCTCATTATCAGCCTCTACAAATATACTTCTCTGTATACATAGTCTCAAGCTTGATGGAGCATCGGTTTTATCAATTTCGTTCGTAATGTCGTCAGTATTACTGTCTGTGTCTTTTGTCATATTTTTCCTCCATTTTTTAATTTAGTTAGTAGCCGTTGTCTGTTTTAGTTGGATATCTTTTTCTTTTTTTTATACCGTGAACTATATTATGGCAGTCTCTACAAAGCACTAAAATGTTCTCCTCTATATCTTCTCCGTCTTCACTTATCGGGGTCTTGTGGTGGACTGTTAGGTTGGTTCGGTTCTGGCATTTCGGACTCTGGCATCTGTGGTGTTTCCTCTTTATCCTCCGGTGTAGGGGGTTGATTTCTCCTTTTTTCCTCATCATAATATGGGTCGTTTTGTAGTATGAAGTTTATTCCTATTGGCACCTTAATCTCTCCGGAGTGTTCGTTGAGTGTTTTGGTTGTTTCTAGGTAGCCCCGGTCTTTGGCCTGAGTCTTCAAAAAGAAGATAGTGGCCTTTGTGTTCTGGTTGTAGGCCTGTTGTTTTAGGAGATACTCAAACTCATCCTTCATGTACTCGCAGTTGTCTTCGTAAGCCCTTTTATATTCTGTGTCTCCTTCGATCCATGCATAGTGGGAACGTCTGGAGATTCCGGCCTTCTTGCAAGTGTTTCCTATGTGGCCCATGCTTTCGCCTAGTAATGTTAGGACTATTCCCTTCTTGAGCTTGACTGCTGGGGATCCGTTAAAATTATACTTCTTATTCGATTCAACATATCGGCCCTTTAGGAGATGTTTGTCTTTTTCCGCCTTATGTTGTGCATATTCGGGATTTGGTTTGCTATCTTCTGGTGTTGGTTCTGGAGATGGTACTGGGCTGTCTTGGGGCTTATGTTGGTCACTTTCTAGGGATGATGGGGGTGTGGGGTCTTGTTCGTTCATTTTCTAAAGGCCACCCTTTGGTAAGTTGTTGTTTCTCTGATGATCTCGCTGTTGCCGAACTTCTTGGTTGTTACTTCTAGGCCGGTTGTTCCTTTCCTGAGGTCTACAATGAATACTCCTTCTTTTTTTAGTTTTTCGTAGATTTCGTCTAGATACGTCTCTATTGGGTAGTGAAATCCGCAACTTATGAAACTTACTACTAGGTCGAATTCTACTCCTTCGTCAGATAGGATCATATTGTCATCTGTTGCTTCCTGGGTTATGATGCTTTCCCCTGGTACTCCGTTTGCAATTAGGTTTTTCTTTGCGATCTCCATGGAGTTGTAGAAACTTGTTTTGGCCTTGAACCCATAATAAAGATTTTCATCCAGTTGGGTTTTGTCGATTAGGTATATCTCTGGGTGTGCAAACTCTGGAAGGAAGCATTGCCATCCGGCGATTCCGCATCCGATATCTAGAACTGTTCTGACTGGGTTTTTGTTTCCTACCAAACTACGAGATACTTCCATGAAGTCTTGTTTGTAGGATTTGACGATTGCTTT